CTTTAGTTCTTAATAATACTGTTGCAATATGTTCTTGAATTCTATTTGAGTTAGCTTTAGAAAAATCAATAGTATCATCAATTTTAACTGCAACAAATTCCTTATTGCTCATCATATAACCATTGACTTTGTTTCGTGGTTTTAATGCTATTTCTGGTAATGTGCCACCATGAATTTTTTTATAGTGCAAATTAATCTTAGTATCGTGATTTTTTCTAAATGGTTTCAATTTCATTTCTCTTGAAAGAAATAAAGAAACAATATTTTTTGAATTAACAAATTGATTTAATAAATCTATAGATTTTTCCTGACCTGATAAATTTTCTAAAACATTATTAATACTTGATTCATTATAATTTCCTGTTGCATAATTTCTTGTAGGATTAATTGCAGTAATTTTAGATTTAGGTTTTTTCTTAGGTTTTTCTTCTTTTTTCTTTTCTTCTTTTTCTAACCAATCTGGATCAACAGGATTCCAAGTATGTCGGCAACGATAACCACCTCTGACAACAAATGGATCACCACTTGATTTGCCTGTCCATTTACCTGACCAAATACTTCTAATTTCTTCTTCAGAATATACTCGTCCTATGCGATCTTTGCAAAATTCCCTCGTTGTTGTTATAGCTGTTCCAGCATATTTAAAATGTGTTAGTCCAGCAGAACTAGCTTTAGCCTTAACAAATTGAGCATCAAATTGCATGATAGAATCATGGGCTAATTGTCCAGCATGACTTGACATTGGTCGTCCAGCCGCATCTAATCCGCCTGTTAATTTTCCTGATATATCTTTTACCATATCCTCAAAAGACCTACCCCCAATAACATTCTGATAAACATTAGTATTAATTTCAGTTAAATAAGTATTAGCCACTTCTTCAAAACCCTGAAATGTTTGTGTTTTTAATGCACTAATTGTATCTAAATCTACCTTTGTTAAGTTCTTAAATTTATCTGGTATGTTTAATTTGCCAAATTCTTTCATAAAACCACCTACTACTTGATCATATTCCCTAATAAGAGAGTCAGATTCGGCTAGGAAGATGCTTTGGAATTGTTTTTTAAAGTCGTTTCGTAGTTTAATAGTGATTGCTGTTTTTTGTCGTAATAGTTCAGGACTAAATGGCTGGGTAGATAAAAGTTTTTTATGCTCTGCAATATCGGATATTATTTGTGCTTCTAAATCCTCTAATGTTTTCTTAATCTGAGTTTCATGATTAAGAGTTAGTTTGTCTAATATAGATTGTCTTGACATTCATTTTATTCTTCGGCTGTTTCAACACCTTCAATAGCTGGTGTAGAGAATTGTCCTATAGCCACAGTAGAATTATCAATTTCATCATTAATGGTACTAATAGTTTCATCTTCTTCTACAACTGACCTTGCAATTTGTTTATCAACCTCTTTCATAAATGTTTCTGATTTAATTCCACTTGCTTTTGCTGTTTGTAAGAATTGTAAGTCAGCCGCATAATCTCTTAAATCAAAAGTATCTGGGTAATTAATTTCTCCATCAAATACTTTATTCTGCCACCTAGAAAATAAAGACCATATTCTTTCTTCTGCATTTTCTAATAAATCAGCTTTTTCAGATAGCCTAGCATTTAATAATTGGAACTCTGTTTGTAAAGCTATGCCACTATTAACTGTTTTTTCTGTTCCTCTTACACTTCCCATATGTGTTATTCTGTTAATTGCATCTACTTTCATTTGAATTGTTTTCATTATGCTTTCTAATCATTGAGAACTAGGTTGAATAATATAAGGTTTTAAGTTTGCATCCATATCTTCAGGCATTTCAATAATGCTACCAGCACCAGCACTCGCTTGAACATTAGGTGTTTTAACTAAATTAGGATGATTAGATAATCTTATTAATTGTTCAATCTCAGAATAATCATTGTAAATAGATTGTTGTAATTCTGCAACATCTGACAAATCAGAAATACCAATAGCTTTTCTTTGTGATTTTTGATTGTATAAAATAACTGCTGGTATTTCTCCTAAAGCATTTGGTTGTTCATCTAATAATTTTGGTTTAGCATTGGTGTAATCTTTCATGTAATCGTCAACATGATAAGTGCAAATATCTTCAGGACTCCAAACTTTTAATATGGCTCTTTCAGGATTAATGTCCTCTATAATAATTAATGATGTTAAATAATATTTACCATTAGCTAATCTTTCAAACTTCCAATTCGTCACATTCTCTGGAGAATAGATAGATATATAAGGTCGTATATCCTGTTGTAATTCTTCGGCTCTTGTTTTAGTAATAACATTTGGTTTATCTATAATTCCCCAACAATGACCATAAATAGAAGCCTGAGTTTGCATTTCTTTAATTACATTTTGAAAAGACCTACCATCTAAATCACTATCCTTGAGAAATGACTCTAATTGTGGATCACCACTCATAGAGCCATAATCTCTAGTGGGAGGGACTCGGAATAAAAAACTTGAATAAATTTGTACTACATTTCGGCAATGATTATCTAAAGGTGTAAAGTCTAATCTTTTTAAATATTCTTCATCTGTTTCTAGTATGTATCTATTTAAAAAATTACCAAGAGAAAAATCATCACCACCAAGATAAGAACGATAATGGAAATTCCAATTATGAAGGCTATCCTTATAGTCTTGATGTTTTGAAATTAAATATTCTCTGTCGTACTCTGCCATTAACTCCACCTAGTAGGTTTGCTTGGTTTAAACTCTCTACGAAGGGGAAACATATATTCTACCATATAACCTAAAGCATCATTCATATGATCATGACCGCTATCTTTATCTGGTACATGAGTTCCCTCTTTGTACACTTGTCTTTCTAAACTTTTAATTACATTTTTACAAGATTTTATAATGTTAAGACTAGATACTCCATTCGTATTTTTCAATTTAGAATTTACTGCATTAATTCTATCTCTTACTAAAGGATGTGTTGATCTTGCTCTTACTTCAAACCCAGCATTTCTTAACAAAGCTAAATCAGTAAAACCACCAGCAGATGTTTTTCTTTGTCTTGCGGCTGGATCAGGATAAACAACTATATTAAATTTATTGTATCTTCTTTTAATTTCATCAATCATTTCACTTGTATTAGAACTCCATATTTGTATTTCATCAAAAATTATTAAATCATTATCCCTTTTCTGTGCTAAAACACATACCATAGGATCAATATTAAAGTCCATACCAATATGAATTGTAGCATTAACGACCTCATGGTTATCTATAATATGCAAATTTCTATCAAAATTATAATAAATAACTCCTGAATAATTTACAAATGTTGCCAAATATTCTTGTTGGAAAGTTCTTTCGTCTAGGTCGTCTTTGGCCTGTTCTATTTCTTCTTCTGTGACTTGACCGCCTTCTAGTGTTGTAAATTTAAAACTTTGCCATTCTTTGTTTTGTTTAGTGTATAAATCGTATGCCCAGTTGTAGCCTTTAGGTGTTCCTGTAAATAAAGCATGACCTAATGTATCAGATAAAGTTGGTCGTATAACCTCAAACCAAGCACTAGGATTTATGTCTTGAAATTCATCCATGATTACTAGATTTAAGCCAACACCACGAAGTGAAGAAAAATTATCAGCACCTTTAAGCTGGATAATAGAATTGTTTTTAAGAATAATAGATAAATCTGATTCATTAATTTTCTTAACCCACCTATGATTAATCATTTGTTCTTTGAGCATAGTCCAGCAGATATTCTTACTTTGACGATAGCTTGGTGATATGTACCAAACCTTTTGATTAGGGAATCTAGCAAATTTAGCTAATTCTTGGATAGCAACAAATGTCTTACCAAATCTTCTACCAGCAAATAGTATTCTAAATCGTTTATTACAAAGTATTACTTGTCTTTGAGGATCAGATAATGGCACTATTCAATAGACCAAGCTAAAGGCTCATTATCTTCTGTTATTGGTGTTTCGGATTGCCCTAGCATTTGTTTGCCTAACCATATCTGCATGACCACATTACCCTTTTCTGCTGACTTCCATTGCAGTTGTCTAAGCCTTAACTTTTGTTCTGCTCTCCCTTTTGTTAAATATTCGGAATAACTTTTCCTAATAAGGCTTTCATCACAGCCAAAATAACCAGCTATTTCTATATTAGTACATCCATATTGTGCTAGTTTTTGTACCTGTTCTCCTTTGATGTCGTATTTTTTTGGTCGTGCCATAATATTCTCTTATAACCTAGAGTAAGGTTTTTTATTATTTTAAATATTTTTTAAGGAAATAGCAATAGAAATAGGCGGCTCTATTAAAGAGCCACCTTTTTTTTAAATATATAATTAACTTTCCAAAATATTTCTGTACAATTTGGCTCGTCTAACTCATAACCACCATTAAAATATTCTGCAAAATACGATCTAGGAAAATTTTGTTTTACAATTCCTGATGCTTCTTTTTCTGAATATTTATTAGCATCAACTTTTACTAAATCTTCTCTGTTTCCAGAAACTTTGTTTATAATATCAAATAAAAAATAAGTCATTTTTTTCTCCTTTGTTAAGTTGTTCATTATCTTTTTAATCCTCGTCTTTTTTTTCTTTTAACTAAATAGTTTAAAGCTGGATCAAAATAAAAATCACCATGTAATTCTTTTAATTCACTTTTTAACCAAAATATATTATCAGAAATTCTTCCAATACTTTCATCATTTTTATTTCTCCAATCAAAACCATAAGGAAAACAAAAAACAAAAGTATAAATAATTTCATCATTAATTTTAAAAACTATTTCGTTATCTATTTTAGTTAGGTAATTCATTTTTCTCTCCATTGTTAAGTTGTTCATTATTTAATCTCCTGATTTATAATTCTTTCAAATAATTTTCTAAAATACCAATATTTATCTCCTTCTGATCTTTCCCAAATTAATTCTACATTTTCTGTTGGGTTTCCAAAAACATCTCCAACATATTCTTCCCAATTACCAGATGTAATTTTGTTTAAATCCATTTTAACATTATCTTTAAGTTTATAAATATAAGCAAAAAATGTTTGATCGTGATATTCTGCCCAATCACCTTCACCAGCATATGCCATTTCTAATGCTTGAACATTTTCATGAAAAGAAATAAAATAAGTTCCTTTATCGCTTACACCAATTAATTGTTTTGGACATTTATAACCGCCATCAGGTTTGTTTCCGTTTAATGGTTTGATATATTTAATATTATTATCCATTTTTCTCTCCATTGTTAAGTGGCTCTTTATTGAGCCACCTGTAAATTTTGGTTAGTAATCATACTTTCAGTATTGTTAATTAAATCACAAACTGAAACACTTAATTTTCCATGTGTTTCATTTAATTTTTTTGTAGTCAAAAGTAGTTCTTCGTAAAGACAATCTTTTTTAACAGGAATTTCTGCATAAGGTTTATAATCATTTGTATTTTCAAACCTATATTGCATAGTCACAAAATAATTATATTTATCTTTTAAAAGATTTTTACCATTATAATTATTTAAAAAATCTATTGGTTTTCCATTACTATCTCTTTTATTACATACTTCGTAATTTTTATTTCTAGTAATATTTTCTATTTTAAAGTTTATAAATAAAGTCATTTTTTTCTCCTTGTTAATCATATACATACTTTAATGTATTTATTGTGTAATAGTCAACAATAATCGTAATTATTTTTAAGTTAAATAATGGCTAAAAACAGCCATTTAATGAATAGTAATGCCTTCTCTTAAAATTTCTTCCACATTTATTTTGTGGTTTTTGGCTATATAATCATTAGCTTGTTGTTCTGTTTCAAATCCAGATACTTGAATAACAGCAGAATAACCACCTTGAATATCAGGTATGGTAAGAAAAAAACTTTTTAATTCAACTTTATCATTCATAAATTAATTCTACACACTAAAACCCATTTTTTCCATAGCTTCTTTTGTTATTTTTTTCTCTTTATATTTTTGCATAATATCACCATCAAAATCTTGTGGCAATCTACGACCTTTTTGCCAAAAAGATAAATTACGAAATGGATCACGAGGAACTATACCAAAGTTATAATCTTCTTTTGTTTGTTTTGTTATAAGTTCTTCTGTCCAGCCTTCGGCATTTAACCATGTACTAAAATGCGGAACAAATTGTTTATCTTCTACTGAATCACACTTTTCATTAAATTTGGCTATGAGGATTGTTGGCTCTACTTTGTTATGTATTTTTGTGTAGGCTTTTAATCCTTTTGCTTTCGTACCTCGTTTAATTTTGAGTTTATTCCATATCTCCTCAAAAGCATTATTTATTATTTTATTATTATTATTTCTATAACTATAGTTAGCATTGCTTTCGCTATGCGAAGGCATTGCGATTTTACTCCATCTCTTTTCAGCAGATTCAGTAGCTTTATTAGATTTTTCTTGTACCCAATTCCATTCTTCTAATTGTGCTGGACAATAATAACCGCTTTCATCCATCTTAAAAAATCTTTCTAAAATATACTTTGTAGATTCTAAATTTGGATTTTTAACTATTCTATTAATCCTGTCTATATCATTAGGTAAATGTGCTTCATGTTTCCATGCATAACACAAAAATCTAAAATATTTACCGATTTCATCATCAGTTAAATCAACACAATCGGCAATAAATTTATCTGGACTTATGCCGAACTTCCACATCTTCAATTTTGTCATTTTTTTTCTCCAATTCTTTCGTAGCTGAATCTATACAATCTTGGTGATAACCTTTCCACCAATTTCTCGTTTCTCGTACAATTCTTATGTAACGATCAGCTAATTCCACTATTTTATACTCCCCAGATTTCATTTCTTTGTTCTAATAGTTCAGCACTATTCCAAGTCCAATCATCTAATTTAGGCGGACAAAATGACTTTAAATCATCTGCTATATTACAGGCATTAAAAACATTAGCACATTGAAATAAATTCATTTCTATTTCCTTAATATATTTTTCGTCAGGAATATAATTAACAAACTCACATCTTTTCGGTGTACAAATTAACATCTTAACATTTACAGGCTTTTCAAAGTTTTCATCAAAAGCCTTTTTATATACAGCCATTTGAAGCATATCATCATGGACAGGCATAAATTTTTGTTTAGTTTTCAAATCCACAATTAATATTTCATCCTCTTTTTCAAAAACAAAATCAGTAAATCCATAAAAAGGAACACCCATTATAGAGGTATCTATGCGGCCTTGAAATGATAAAAAACTATCTTTGTATGGTGATAACATATCAAAACATTGCTCTACCATTGGTGCAATCATGTTGTATTGTTTATCGTCTGGATCTTCTTCAAGAAATGAGGTTGCTGATTTAAAATAGCTTATTGCTGTATCAAAACATTCACCAGTATTTGCCTTTTTCGTAAACATTTGATGTAATCCAAACTCAACAGCATTACCTCGTTCCATTGCATGATTTGTTGTTCGTGGGTAGCCATAAATATAAGTTAATAAGAATTGTGCTTGGCTACTTTTCCATTTTTTAATCTTACTTATACTAAATGGAAGTATTGACTTATCCAATCCTTTATCAAATTTAGTAAATATTTCTTTATCTATCATAATAACTCTCCTTGTCTTTTATCTTTAGGTTTCCATTCAAAATAAAATAATCTATTCGGTTTGCCTGTAAATTTATCAGGAACAATACTTGTCTTAATAGGATTCATTAATTGTGATTTAGCCACAATCATAGAATCACCCTTATAAATTAATTCTAAGTCTGTATTTTTACTTAATGCTTTATCAATATATCTACCTTGAACTGCTATTAAGTTATTAAACAGGCTGGTTATTGTTTTCTGTATCATTTTTTTCCCCCAAAAAATCTCGCATAACTGCATTTAAAGTTTGTGCGGCACTTAAATTATCTATTCCGACCTTTGCCTGAACTTTAATTCGTGCTTTGTTATATAAGTCTTTATGTAGTTCCAATGTACTAAATCGTTTAATTGGATAGTTTCTTTTTTCCTTTGACATTTTCCATTCTCCTTTTCACTATTTTTTTTAGTGTTTCTTTTTGTAAATTAATAATAGAACTATCTTCATGACAAGTTCTACAGAGAGGAATGAGATTTGAGATTTTATCTCTGAGTCCTTTTTTATCTCCACCCATTCCTCTACTTTCAATATGATGTACTTCGCACCACACATTTTTGTTACAGTACCAACACAGTTCAGCATAACTATCAGCTTCAGTATAGCCATAGTATTTCATAAACATTCGTAGGTACTTTTTCATTAAATGTCTGGTGATTGATTGTACGATTCATCTTTAAGTTCAATTTTAAAGTTTAAAGTACCATCATCATTCTTCCAGATTGCGGCTGAATAAACCCTCTCTGGATCAAGTGTTACTTTCTCTTTGATTTGAACTTTACTATTTTGATAAACAGGTTTTGAATCTCCTTCAACTTTGTTATCGTTCTTAAATAGCTTTATGTAAGTTTTGCTCATATATCTACTCCATTATTATTAACTATGTTTAAGTTTGTTTTCGGCTTATCCGAACTTGCGGCTAAATTGCCATCATCATCACTTGCCAAACCATATAAAGATTGTAGTCCATATCGTTTAGCATAAGTAATAGCTGATCCCATCTTCTGAGGATTGTCTTTGTCATTACTGTTAATTAAAACAGGAACAGTACAAACCAAATTTTCCTTATCAACAACATGATTTACTTTTGTTGTCACAAAAATATCTCTATGTATTTCTTGGTAAGTTACTTCAGTTCCATTTTCTTTTTTTACTCTATCAAGTATAATATTTTTATATTCTATTGATTGAGAAAAAGACAAACCAAATTCCGCACCATGATTAACAGCATTAATAACACTTGTTAAATCAGAATACTTGCTCCTAAAGTGCGGATTAATTGAATCTTTTAAAGCCTTAATATTTAAGTCTTGAAATTTTGTTAAAGCCTCTTTTAAAGTTTTACAACTTTTAATAGGTTTAACATCCGCAATAGGCGGTAATTTATTATTCATTTTTTCTCCTTTATCTTAAAACAGAGTAACCTCTACCATACATACAGTTGATTACTATGTTTTTTTTAGTTTTTAGTTCAGGCGACAACCACAATACTCGCCACCTCATTTTATTATAAACAACCTTACTGCCATTTATAAAATCATTTGTATTATCATCTGCTATTGCTCTGCAAGTTTCTAAATCATCATGGTATCTATCCATTGATGAGTCTAAATTAGCAGATGATTTTCCTCTACTATCAACCAAAGGCTCATAATTGGTTGAACAAGCAGACAACATTAACATTAAAATAATAATACTAATT